GGACCTCAAGAAAATCCTGCGCCAGATGGGCCGCGACTTCGTGGATGTGAGGCTATGAGCAACGAGGTATTCCCCACCCTGCCCGGGCTGGCCTGGGGGGCGACCCGCGAGCCGATTTGGAAAAACAAGGCGGCCGAGTCCGCCTCGGGCCTGGAACAACGCGCCGGCTACGAGAGCTACCCCAGGTGGCTCATCAAGCTCTCCTACGAGTTCCTGCGGGCCGGCGCCGAGGCTGAACTACAGACCCTGCTCGGCTTCTTCAACGCCCGGGGTGGCGACCTGGATTCGTTCCTCTGGGCCGACCCCCTGGACCACACCGCCACCGCGCAACAGTTCGGCACGGGTGACGGCGCCACCACCACCTACCGCCTGGGCCGCACTCTGGGCGGTGCCTACGAGCCGATCAGCGCCGTTTCCGGGGTGCCCGTCATCGAGGAGCAGCACAACTATCTGGCCTCCAGCCAGACCCTGGGCGATGCGGTCTGGACCCAGATCACGGACGCCTACATCAACGTCACCGCCAACGCCACCACCGCCCCGGATGGTAGCGCAACGGCGGACAAGCTGATCGAGGCCGACACATCTACGGGGAGCCGCTACCTCAAGCAGGTCATGACCGGCATGCCCGACAACGTGTCCGCCACCTTCAGCGTGTACCTCAAGGCGGCGGAAAGGAGCTGGGCGGCTGTCAGCTTCATCGACAAAGCCGGCGGCACGGTGGGCAAGTACGTCAACCTGGCCACGGGGGTGTTCGGCGGCATCACGGGCGGCACCCCGTCTGCCATGAGCATCACCGATGCCGGCAGCGGATGGTGGCGGGTGTCCATCACTTCCAACACCGGCACGGGGGGAACGCCCTTCATCCGGATCTGGATCTGCAACGGCGATGGCGTGTACAGCTTCCCCGGCGTGGTCAACAACGGCCTCTACGCCTGGGGCGCCCAGGTGGTGGAGGGCACCGACCCCCAGGATTACCTGCCCACCACCACGGCTGCCCCCAAGCACACCGTCACCCTGGACACCACCGCCGGCAAGGTCACCTTCTCCGGCCCGCCGGCCGCCGGGGCGATCCTCTCCTGGAGCGGCGAATACCTTCGTCGCGTCCGGTTCGAGCGTGGCTCCCAGGAATTTCGGGAATTCCTGCAAGACCTCTGGGAGGCCAAGACCGTCAGCCTCCTCACGGTGAAGACCACATGAAATCCGCCAGCCCTGAACTCCAGGCCCTCTTGGACGACGACGCCTTCCTGATGGCCGACCTCTACACCCTCACCCTCAAGGTGGGCGGTGTCCTCTACTACACCTCCGCCGATATCCCCCTGACCTGGGCGGGCCACACCTATACCCCTATCACGGTGGAGCGCGGCAATACTGGCCTCGTGGCTGGCATCGAGGTGGATTCCATGTCTGTGGAATTCACGCCCTGGCTGGAACACACCCTCGCCGGCAACCCGTTCCTGGCGTCCGTGGTCGCGGGCGTCCTGGACGGCGCGGAAATCAAGGTGGAGAGGGCATACCTGGCCGACTGGCGCCTCCCTGTGGTGGGGGCGCTGCACCGGTTCGAGGGCGCCGTGTCGGACGTGGAACTGGACGGAATCACCGCCAAGCTGCGGGTGGTGAGCCTGCTCTCCGTCCTCAACGTCAAAATGCCGCGCAACGTCTACCAGGCCGCGTGCGCCAACAGCCTCTACGACGCCGGCTGCGGCGTGAGCAAGGCCGCCTTCGGCGCCGCCGGCACGATCCAGTCCGGCGCCACCCAGGAGGTCCTGGTCACCAACCTGAGCCAGACCGCCGGGTACTTCGACCAGGGCATGATCACGTTCCTCACCGGCGCCAACGCCGGCCAGAGCCGCACCGTCAAGACCCACGCCAGCGGCGTCCTCACCCTGGCCAACCCCCTGCGCTGGACGCCGGCCGTCGGCGACACCTTCACCGTCTGGCCGGGGTGCGACAAGACCATGGACACCTGCGCTAACCGCTTCTCCAACCTGAGCAAGTTCCGGGGGTTCCCATGGATTCCAGTGCCCGAGAGCGCTTACTGACCGAGTCCCTGTCCTGGCAGGGCACGCCCTGGCACCACCGGGGCCGCATCAAGGGGGTGGGGGTGGACTGCCTGCACTACCTGGCAGAGGTCTACGAGCGGGCCGGGCTGGCCCCCCATGTGGACCCGGAGCCCTACCCCCGGGACTGGCACATGCACCGGGATGAGGAGCGCATCCTCCAGGGCCTGGGCCAGTACGCCGAGGAGGTTGACGCCCAGGTTGACACCCCCGAGCCCGGGGACATCGCCGTGTTCCGCTTCGGGCGCTGCTACAGCCACGCGGCCATCGTGCTGGACTGGCCCCTGGTGATCCACGCCTACGTGGGCCAGGGCGTGCGCCAGGCGGACGCCTCGACAGGCGCCCTGGCCGGCCGCCCCATCAAGTTTTTCAGGATCAGATCATGAGTGGATTGTTCGGTGGTCAGACCATCACCAACCGGGAGGAGCGCATCGCCGGGGTGCGCGTCCAGTCCTCCACTTATGGCGTGGCCATCCCCCTCTACTACGGCCCCAACCGGGCCAGCCCCAACCTGCTGTGGATGGGCGACTTCAACGCCATCGAGCACAAGTCCAGCCAATCCCAGGGCGGCAAGGGAGGCGGGATGGAAACCGTCTCCATCACCTACACCTACACCACGGCCCTGATGCTGGGCCTGGGCGAGGGTACGGTGAGCGTGGACAGCGTCATGCCCAACAAGGACGGCTTCCAGGCCCTGTCTGCCCTGGGCCTGGAGTTGATCGCCGGGGCGGTGGGGCAAGCCACCTGGGGGCACCTCACGGCCAACCACCCCACCGAGGCCCTGGGCTACTCCGGCACGGCCTACCTGGCGGCCAGCGCCTATGCCCTGGGTAACAGCGACTCGATCCCGAACTTCTCCATCCAGCTGACCGGCCAGCCCAGCCTCACCCTGATGTCGGAGTATGTGGATGATTTCCTGACCAACAGCCGCTATGGGGCCGGATTCCCCTCCTGGCGACTGTCCGGCCTGACCAGCGTGGATGCCTACCTGGCCGCCGAAGGTGTCACCTTCTCCCCCCTGGCGGTGGAGCAGCGGGCCGCCGCCGACTACCTGCGCGAGTGGTGCGACATGGCCAACACCGCCATGGTGTGGTCCGATGGCCTGCTCAAGTTCATCCCCCGTCCCACTACGGTCACCCTCGTCGCCGACCTGGGGCCGGATGACTTCATGCCCGGGGCCGCCGGAGACCTCCCGGTCAAGGTCACCCGCAGCAACCCCCAGGACGCCTACAACCAGGTCCAAGCGGAATATCTGGACGCCGCCCACGACTACAACGTCGCGGTGGCCGAGGCCAAGGACCTGGCCAGCATCGACCAGCTGGGCCTGCGCCCGGCCAGCCCGGAGCGTTACCACGCCGCCAAGTCCGCCGAGGTCGCCACCTGGATCGCCCAGCACCGGTTGCAGCGCAAGCTCTACGTCCGCAACACCTACCGCTTCCGCCTGGGCTGGCGTCACGCCCGCCTGGAGCCCATGGACGCGGTCACCCTGACCGAGCCCCTGCTGGGCCTGGACCATGAGCCCGTCCTCATCACTGAGATCGGGGAGGATGATGATGGAATGCTGTCCGTGGTGGCCGAGGAGTGGAACGGCCTGACAGGAACCGTCTCCGCCAGCGTGCCCCCCGCCCCCGCCGGCCCCGGGGTGGATCATGGCATCGCCCCGGGCAACGCCCAGGCGCCCGTGATCTTCGAGCCCCCGCCGGCCCTGTCTGGTGGCATCCCGCAACTGTGGCTGGCCACCGGCGGCGGCGCCGACTGGGGCGGCTGCGAGGTCTGGGCCAGCCTGGACGATGCCTCGTACCAGCGGGTGGGTATCCTGACCAGCAAGGCCCGCCACGGCACCCTGCGGGCCACCCTGCCATCCGGCGCCGCCTTGGATACCACCAACCTCTGCAAGCCCCACCTCCTCCAGGGCGAGCTCCTGGACGGCACCACCCAGGACGCCACGGACCTCCTCACCCTCTGCTGGGTGGCCGGCGAGTGCCTGGCCTACCGGGATTCCACCCTGGTGGCCGCCGGGGACTACGACCTGGGCTACCTGGTGCGCGGCGCCTACGGAACGGTCATCGCCTCCCACGCCAGCGGGTCGAAGTTCGTCCGCCTGGATGACGCCCTGTTCAAGCTCAACCTGAGCGACCTCTGGGTGGGCCGCACCCTCTACGTCAAGCTGACCAGCTTCAACATCTACGGCGCCGCCCTGCAATCCCTGGCCGACGTGTCGCCCGCCACCTACACGGTCTCCGGCACCGCCGGCGCCGCCCTGTCCGGCTTCAGCGCCACGGTGTTTCAGACCAGCATCTCCCTGGCCTGGGCGCCGCCCGTGGAACCCGGGAACTACGCCCGGGTGGACGTGCTGCGGAACACCAGCAACAACAGCGCCACGGCCACGGTGATTGCCAGCCTCCAGCCTGGCCAGGCCACCTACACCGACACCCTCGGGGTGTCCGGCGCCACCCGGTATTACTGGGTCCGGCTGGTGGGCCTGAACGGCGAACTGGGCACCCTGTCGGCGGTGGCCAGCGCCACCACGGGGACGGTGGGCGGGATCTACGCCACCAGCACCATGCCGGGCAGCACCTACCTGGGCCAGGATGTCGTCTATTACACCATCGGCGAGGACCTCTGGGAGTGGTCGGGCACCGCCTACGTGCGGGCCGCGCCCGTGGTCAATGCCAGCCAGATCAATGCCGCCAGCCTGTCGGCGATCAGCGCGAACCTGGGGAGCGT